AGAATTATTTTATTTTTTGATAAAATTTTATAATTAAAGAATTATTTTATTTTTTGATAAAATTTTATAATTCAGGAATTATTTTATTTTTTGATAAAATTTTATAATTCAGGAATTATTTTATTTTTTGATAAAATTTTATAAAACATGTATATTCCAAAAATTCCAAAAGAAGCGAAAAATATTTGAACTAATGGGTCTTCAGGAAGAGAAAAATTATAATTTATATTTAAAGTTTCTTCTAGATTATCAAAGGTTTCTTTGCATTTTTGATTTGTCAGAGGATTTTTTTTATTTTTAAAACTACATGGATCCATATTTTTTATATCCACAGTAGTTACATATTGTGTTTCTGTTGAAATATTATTATTTATATCAATAATTTCCATCGTTATTGGTTGGCATTTTGGGTTGGAACCTTCCAAAAATGCTTGAAATAATCCGGCAGGATTAAATGCGTTCAAATTGCTGATTGTTCCAGGAATTAATCCTCTAAATTCTGAAAAATTCACCCCCATTCCCGAAGAAATGAATGGAATATTTCCCATAGGAACATTATTTATATAAACATATCTTGATGTTTCTTCACCTGTATCTTTATCTTGGCATTTTGCGCCTGTTTTTATAAAAAATTTATTTCCTAATGGTTTTCCCGTTGCTGATGCTTTACTTTTTCCACTTACCAATACATCTACATATTCTATTAAGCCATCAATATCTTTTCCTAACACTTTTAATGAACCTTTCGAAGACATACCCAACTCATCCGGACTTTTAATATATTTATAATATGGATAATCTTGACCGAAATATTTTTCTTTTACACCCTTGGCATCTGACAGCACTTCTTTAAACACATTGTCACTCATTATATAATATTTATATTATTTAAAAAATAATATAAAAACATATCCATAATTTTAATATCTTGATTTTTTTATACTTCTTCTTCTTCATTGTCGACTTCTTCATTTAATCCATCTACATTAATAGGTTCGCCTCCACCACTTAATTCACTTGCCATATTTGCTTGTTGTTGAACTAATCCATCCATTTGAATTTGTATTGTTTGTATATTTTGTTTCATAGTATCAACATCACCTTTGACATTTTCAAAATCATTCACGCGTGATTTTAAAAATTCAATATTTCCGGCATTTTGTTGAGCTAAAATCATTGGGTCATTTGTATATTCTTTATATTCTTCCATTCCTTCTATCAATTTAAATGATGTCCCAATAAAAAACAATATTTTATATAATATTATTGATGTAAAAAATATAATTAATGTAGTTAGCAACATTTTATATGTTATTATAATATAATATTTTTCATTACAATATTATATTTTCTATTATAATATTATAATGTCATCAGCATTTCATCCATTAGGTATGAATTCGTGGAATAATAGACTTCCACAAGGTGGATATAAAACATGGAAGGGTTCAGGACCATATCAAAATCCAATTGGCATAACATCAACCAATATTCGCCCTCTCACAAATAATGATTATGGCAATATTTTTCCAACTGGCTTTGGATTACCACGACCAATTAAGCATTATAGAAAAGGAACTGTAACTTCAATTGATGAACCATCCGATGATTCAATAAAATATAATTTGAATCGTAATGTTAAATCATCTATAGGTGCTTCATTGAGTGGTGGTGCTGGTGGATTGGGAATGATATCACAAGTTGTAGATAATCCTGCAGGAACATCGATAAAAGAAAATATAACGATGAATAATGAAAATGTTTGTAAAACGTGTGATGGAATTAAAATTGTTTCTGATTGGTATCCCATAAATAATTTAACAGAAAAACCTCAACAAAATACAACTAATCCTCCACTATGTTGCAATCAACAAAAAAAAGCTAGGAAACGTGTATTGGGTTGTAATACTAATGTCAAAAAAAATTATTTTCAAACTTCATACATGTATTTATATAATAGATGTCAAACATTTCAACAAAGAGAATTTAATTTTTTAAATGGTCCTATAAATTCACAAGTTGCCCAAATGATTAATAAAAATCCAAATTTGGCTTATAAATTATTGACAAATATTAAACCAGGTGAACCATTATCTATTTATAATCAATATGTAGCTCAATGTAATCCAAATTTTACTGTTCAGAGTGGATTAGAATTAAATTTTATAGAAATTGTCTCCAATTCTCTTTTAAATAGTGGACACATTACAATTGATGAATATTATGAATTGATCGAAATAAAAAATATTTCCATTTTTTTAAATTCTATCAAAATATTTATAAATGAACAAATTTATAATAATATAATTTATGATTTTGAAACAATCAGCCGAGAAACTTTAACTAATTCAAAAGGATGCTCGCAAGTATATTATAAACCAAATAATCCTCAATTTGCCAAGCAAGGTGCCGTGAGTAGCAGCACAAAAATATTAAAATTAACGGTAGATACTATATCAACAAGCTCATATAAAAATCCAAATAATATTTACAAAAATAAAAGTAGCAATAATGGAAATTCTTGCATGGGCAAACAATGTGTGGCTGACATTTTAAAATCTTACAGACAGTTAAATATTAAATAAAAAATTATAAAGTATTTGAATATTTTATAATATAAATGAAATTAAATATGCTGACAATTTAATTATTTAATTGTTAATTACATTATTTTTATTGTAGATTTTTTATTAAGTTCATCAATCTTCATTTTCAGATTCACTTCTCTTCTTCTTCATTTCTTCTACGCTTTGTATGGTTGATTCTCTTTTCTTTTTTGTTTTAGTTTTGTCACTTTTTTCACTTTTTTCACTTTTTTCACTTTTTTCACTTTTTCTTGATGTTTTTTTAGTTGATTTTTCTTTTGGTGGTGATTCTTTTGGTGGTGATTCTTTTGGTTGAGATTCTTTTACCGATGATTTTCTTGATGTAGTTGATTCTTTTACCGATGATTTTCTTGATGTAGTTGATTCTTTTGCCAATGATTTTTTTGATGTAGTTGATTCTTTTGCCAATGATTTTTTTGATGTTGGCAATTTCGTTGATGATTTGATACTTTTAGGGAAGTACATTTCCTCTTCTTCTTCATCTTCTTCTTTTTCTTTTTCTTTTTCTTTTTCTTTTTCTTCTTTTTTATTACTTTGAAATTTATTTGTATTTGTTTGTATAATTTTTTTGGTAAAAGTAAGTTCCTCTTCTTCCTCCTCTTCTTCTTGAACGACGTTTGATTTGGGTTCTGGTTTATTTATTATATTTCTTACATCTTGTAACGTATCTTTAATTCGTTCATTTTCTAATAAAGCCGTTTCATCTTCATATGATGTACCAGAAATTAATGTTTCAGTTAACAGTGCAACATCGCGAGTAACCACTTTTTTGAATATGAAATAATTATTCAAAAAGGATATATCTTTTTCTTCATTTGTCATGTCATATGCCTTTCCATAGTCTTTTTCAACATCTTTATACATTTTTCTGTCCAATTTATCTTCAATTTCTGTCATAAATTCATTGTATAAATATCGAAATGTTCCTGTTGGATGTTTAATTTTAAATCGTCTACAATCATCATTTGAAATTAATGAAAATCCATATTTTTCCATTGTTTTTATGAGAAATTCAGAATTAACTAAATACTCAGGAATAATTTTATTAATTGAATCTTGATATACATTAATTTGATATCCCAATGAAGTTTCATTATCTTCAAATGTTGCATTTTCATAATTTTTTTGAATAGACCATATTTTTTTATCACCTATATATCTTTCTACTTGTTGACCTATTCTTAATTTTTTTAACATGTGAAATACTTCTTTACCATCATATGTAGTTGCTATAAAATATCCATTTTCCGCAGTACATTCCGCTACATTTCTCAAGAAATTATAAAATATTGTTTTATTTTCAAACATATAATGAATAGCAAATTGACACGAAGATATGTTAAATCCATGATATCCAATCCCATATTGTCGTTCAATTGCTGGTTCCAAATTATCAGCTTTTGTGTCAATTCTAAATACAGCTTTAATAATTTTATTATCTTTTTCAGAATTCATGTTAGTTCCACTTCTTATATTTAATGAACTATTTCCATTCACAAACAACGCATATGGTGTATTTTTATCTGTTTTTTTGAAATTTAAGTATCTAGCACAAGCCCCATTAATTTTATTTTCTATGTTATCTTTTGATATGTCAATTCCAAGAACAAACGATAATTTTGCCGAATTCCATTTTGGAAAATCGCCTCCTTTTCCACACGCAAAGTCAATTAAATTATTTCCTTTTCGTGATACTGACAATATCAATTTACGTTTGACATATAAATTATGAAAATCTCTCATTGATGCTGTCACTTTGTCTCCAACTAACCCATTATAATAAACATCATCTGATATTTCAACATCAGGAATATTAAATCCAGTAGAAATCATTTCTTCAGTAATTGGATTATGAATCGAATACCACGTACTATTAGCAACATTATAATTATTACCAAAATTGCGTTTTGTTAAACGATAATCAGCTGTTTTATCATAACGAATTCTTAAAGGTTTCCATTTCCAAGACGTTGATTTAGTTAAATATTTATCATATTTAAATTCAACAATCATATCATCAGTAAATGTTTCGCCTTCTTCTGTAAACATTTGATAAGAATTATTTCCATCTAATTGTAACATTATATTTCCAATTCCCGCGTTTAAATCATATGGATCTGATGGATAAAATTGCTTTGCCGAATATTCATTTTCAACAGCTTCATCATTTTCATTGTCTTTTAATTTTGGATAATTATCTTCAAGAAGATCATTACACGGATTTAAATATCCATGATCGCGTGAATTGTATCCAACACAAAGTTGCAACATTTTAAATTGTTTCATATTGCTTGATTCATACATATTTAATCCACTTTCAAATATTGGTGTCACAATGTCCATATTGTTTTCATCTTTAATTGTTTTAACTAAGAAATCAACTGTGTTATAACTATGTGAAAATATTTCTGATGTTTCTGATGGTTTCCATTTAAATGAATAATTCCATGTCATTTTCTTTTTTGGTCCTGCTTTTTTTTCTTGATTGCTTCCAACCCCATATGTAGTTGGTGTGAAAATAAGTCCATCAACTTCATAATCATATACAATTCCATTTTTTATGTCATTTAAAATAACTTTGCAAGATTCAAATATATTATATTCTGGAAGTTCTTCTCTGTATTCTTTGCTAGGTTCTTTATATGATGGATAAAATGATTTTGAAACAATAGAAATTGGGCTTGATAATTTGATTGGTCGTGACTTTTCTTTATTTGAGTTGACGTGTACTGGGTCTATTTTTTTGATTGCTAATTGCAATACATTCAATCTATATTTCATTGATCTTCCTTTATCATCAACAATATTTGATGTTGGCACATACATGAAAGGATGATGTCTGATGTCTGTACCTCCAAAATAATATATGTCGAACGCAGCGTATTTATTGATAAAATTTCCTATTTTATTGTGTTTAATTAATTCTCCATCAATTAAAGTATTGAATGCTTGTTCATATTGAGTTTTAGCACCAGTAAATACGACATTCATGTTTGTATTTATTAAATATATTTTCCCTGACACATCAATATATAATAAATGTCTTTCTCCATCAGCTTTATCAGTGACACAATATGAATATGGAGTTGTTATATTTGGAACAATAATTTCAGAATTATTTGGAATAATATTAATTCTTTGCAAAGCAACAGAGCTTGGGCCTATAAAATTACTTGTATATACTTTTTTTTGCTGATAATTTTCTCCCTTTTCTTTATATTCTTTTTCAAATAACATTTTTCTGTAATTTTGTAGAACTTCATTTTGTTCACTATATTTAATTGGATAATCAGTCTCTTGTAATCCAGATAGTATATATCTAACAATTTTTTGTAAATCATTTGTCAGTTTGGAATTATCAAATACTCGTTGTCCTTCTTTAATTTTAATATAATTGTCATATGCTTGTGTATTTATTACTTCAATTTCAATTTCATATGTTTCCAGATTATCAAATACATTCGAATCTGAAATGGCAGTTGTTTGTATCATCTTGCCATAATTTCCCCCACTTTTAGATGATGAACGGACAATACTCAAATCAATTTTAAAAGCAGGAAACAATTTTTGATTTATGTAAGTAACACGATTTATGTAACGAAATATTTTTTTTTTATTATTCCATGTTTCAAATAAATTTATAACTTTTGGATTATTTTTATGAAAATTTCTTTCTGTTTTCAATGTCACTCTAAAATTAAAATCATCAAAATCAGCACTATGGATAATTTCATCTAATGCCGGATTTTCTTTAACATCGTATTTTTGTAATACAACAATGCTTTCAGAACTTTTTTGATTTAATAATTTTACATTATTTGTTTTACAATATTCTTGAATATTTAAAAGTCCATTAATTTCCACACGAAATAAATCAAAATTTCCAGCAACTGATAATTCGCCACGATACATTGCCTCAGGTTGTATTTTTAATGAATAATCTCCATTTTCATTTTCACATTTGAATCCAAGAGATTTTATTTTTTTAATAACATTGTCATAATCTATTTTTGTAATTTGTTTAATTCCACGTGTTCCAAATTTTGCTTCCATTTCATATGTTGAGTTTTTTGTTGGAGCTAATGTAAGAAGTTTTTCAGAAATTAAATTCAATTGATCTTGTGGATTTCCTTCAAATTTTTTGTATCTTTTTGAAGGTTCATATTTTGGTTTATCTGTTTTCAACATCATTTTTGGTCTTTGAGAAATAATTAATTCCTTTTTAGATTCCTCGCCATCAATTTCTATTTCTTGTTCTTTATTTTCTTCTTGGTTTTCATCGCCTTCTTGTTCTTTTTTTTCTTCAAATTCATCATTAAATTCATCAATGACAAACTCATCCATTTCTTGGAGTTGAGATTTAGGCTCTTGTTCAATTTCAATATTTGACATTGGGTCCATTTAATATATAATTATATCATATTTTTAAATTATTAATTCAATTTTTTTTATGAATTGAATTAATATTAATGTGTTTAAAAATTAATAGTTTTTAGATATTAATTCGTATAAATATTTTTTAGTTATTTTTTCATCATTGGGAATGATTAAATTTAATTTTCTACAAATTTCTAAAAGTTCATCAACTTTATATGAATTCATTGACTTAAGTTTATCTTCAAATGATGTCATTAAAAGATAATTTTCTTTATAATTATTTATTTTTTCTTCCATTATTTGAAAATCAACGCAATAATTTTCTTTATTTTTATTTTTAAAAATTATATTTATTGGGGATAATTCATCTAAAATATTAATATATATTTTTCTATCATGAATCAAACATACATTTATATTTTCAATAATGCACATAGAAATAAATGTTTTTACAGAAATTGTTTTTTCATTTGCCAATTCATTTTCTAAAGATGATAATTTTTGAATTTTATGCAATTTTAACAATTCTTTATTTTTTCTTATTAAGTCAATATATTTAAATTTTTCTTGTTTTTCTACAGAAAAAGACTGACTAAAAACACTCATTTCGTAAGAAAATAACCCATTTTTTATAATATAAAATGCCCAAAATAAACTATCTTTTTGTCTAACCACATAAATATCATTTTGGTCGAGTGTTTGTTGTTGTTGAGGTGTTTGTGGTTGTTGTGGTGTTTGTGGTTGTTTAGGTGTTTGTGGTTGTTGATGTGTTTGGTGTTGAGGTGTTTGTGGTTGTTGATGGGTTTGGTGTTGAGGTGTTTGTGGTTGTTGATGGGTTTGGTATTGATGGGTTTGGTGTTGATGTGGTTGTTGTTGATGTGTTTGTGGTTTAGGTGTTTGTGGTTGTTGATGGGTTTGGTATTGATGTGGTTGTTGGTGCGGGTTCAATTGTGTAATTAATTGATTTTTAAACTTATTATTATAAAAATCAACATTCAAGTTATCACAAACTAGCATAAATTTGTTTAATGAATTTAAAATATTATTATACATGTTACTTTATACAATAGTTAATTATTCTTTATTATATTTTTTATTTCATTTTTGTTTTGACATAAAAAAAATTAATAATTTGAAAAATATTCATTTTTATAATTTTCTTTCTGTTTTTCATCAACTTTTAAAACATTTTCTTGTGTTTGAATATATTTAATATAATTTATCAATTCATTAATTACATTAGGATTCAATTCAGCTAAATTTATACGTATTCCACTTTTATTTGAATTAATGCATATGTCTTTATTTTTTACTAAAATTTTTAATATATCAATATGATTTTGACGATTCATTAATTCAATTGTGTCGCGAATATAATTTAATTTCATATCTGTCATTTTATAAATTAAGTTGAAATTTATTTTTAAATTATTATACTTTTTTATTCAAATTATTATATTTTTAATCAAATTATTATATTTTTAATCAAATTATTATATTTTTAATCAAATTATTATATTTTTAATCAAATTATTATATTTTTAATCAAATTATTATATTT